TCGCATAGCCCCATTGAGCACCTGCATTACCTGTTTTAACACGCCATTGGTAGCTAGAACCGTCAGTTGCAACAGTACGAGCCATACCGCGTAATGGGTTTGCCAAACGTAGTGCAACAAATACTGGGTCATAAGCTGTACGACCACCTTGATTGTTCCCGCCGCCAGTTAAAGCTGATGCCTCGTTGATGTAAGCAGAATATTGGCTTTCATCTTCAAACATTTTAAGCTCTTTCTCGCCACGACCACTAACATGGTATGCCTTTAATTGCTCTTTAACCATTTTGTTAACATCGCCACGAATGGTCTTTTCAATTTTTAAGATTGAAGGTGCTACGTTGATTTGTGAAACTTTTGCCTCGATTGCCGCTACTTTTTCGGCAAATTCGCTTGTTAGTTCCTCTTTAACAGCCGCTACTTGAACTGCAACAGCTTCATTTACTTTTGCAATTTCAGCAGTTTGTTCTGCTTGAATTGCGTCAAGTTTTTCAATAACTTTATCCATGATATTATCCTTTAAGACGTTTATTAAGTTTTTGCACTAATTCGCGTTGCTCAAGAGCCGCTAATAATGCAACGGTGGCTTCCACATCAGAATCTCTCTGAACTGGGGCTTCATTAAGAGAGTTAAGCGCAACATCTCGTTGTTCTTGCACTTTCTTAAATACGGATGCGGCAACCACCGCGTTCCGACTAGACACTCCTGCATCTCGCAAGGCGTTTTCTAATACTCGTAAATCTAAAGTGCCATCTTGCTGATAGAACTCTAATTTATTAATGTTTGCTTCTAAATTGTTAGGTTGCATCACGATTGACACTTCGCGTAAGCCGCCTTTTGTAATTTGAAAGTAACCTTCGTCTGCCGCTTGTCCTGCCGCCAGCATATTACCTTCTTCATCTACCATGCAGTATTCGTCAGCGTATGCGCCAACAGAAACGCCACCCACAAGGTTAGGTGATTCTTTCATTACGGTATAAAGGTCTTTGCCAACGCTTGTGTTAGTAAACAAACGACCTTTACCGCTCATTCCTTTTTCATCAAACATAAATTCTGTCCACTCGCCTACGGGCAATGATTCATCGTTATGTTGAAAGTACATAGGCAAAGGTTTGCCCGATTCAGCAAGAGCCGCCGCCCATTCTTGAAACGGCTCGGATTTGTAGAAGAACTTACGTCCATCTGCGCCCTCACGTTTGCCCCAAGTTGTAAATGTAGCTTCGATTAATCCCGATTGCGTTGCTTCGTCAGCGTCAATTCCTAGTTGGACTTGAGCCTCGTTGTAAAATTTCAATTCCTTAGTCATGAATTGGCACCCCTTTGTTTTTCATTCCATTAGTTTCAATAGGTTTAGGCTTCCGCTTTAAAGCAGATTGCATAAGTTTTTCTAAAGCATCTTTTAATGTCATTACGCTTTACCTGCTTGTCCAGTTTTACCAACGCTTGACGTATTACCGCCGCCGCCAGTATCTTGGGGTGATGTGCCAGCTATTGGCGTTGCAGGTTTAGCAGTATCTTTTAATTTGTCTGCACCTTCGATTTTTTCAGTACCTAAATACTCGCGGGCTTCATTAGGCGTCATTATGCCATTATTAACTGCCGCTACAACATAATTCATTTGGTCTAGCGGTGCGCCTTTTAGGAAGTTACTTGTTTGAAACTCAATACAAAGGTTTGGATAGCCCTTAAGTAAACTTGCCTTAAGTTTTTGTTGGATATTTACAAGGGTTGGGTACATAGTCGATTTATAAAATTCATCTAACATCGATTGAGTATTATTATATGACGATTCGCCTATGCTTATCATAGCTGGCGGCACACCAAACAACCCGCATATACGTTTCATGGTTTGCTCTTTAAGAGCCGCCGCATCCGCGTCTTGCAGGGTTAGCATTTCTAACGGAGTGTATGTCATACCGTTATCTAGCAACATAGACTGACCAGGCTTGCTAGGGTCGGTCGTACGAGAGCCTGTCATACTTGACCAAGCCTCTTTTAATCGTGCGGCAATCTCTTTAAATTTGTTATCGGGGATAACTTGGGTGGTTGTAAACATCCCCGTTGGTTTTGCCCCGTTTTGCATAATAAAGTTAGCATACAAATCTATGTCTTGGTCTAACGCTACTAATTCAGCCGCCAAAATGCCTTTGTTAAAGCCCGCGCTACCTTGCCAAGCCGCTTCTTTAATGTGAATTATCTCTTGTGATGACAATGGCTCGTCTTTATTAAAGCCATAGCTTGGAGTTGATAGCCTGTATGCAGGATAACGAGCCTCTGTAATTTGTGCAGTAATTAAAGTCGAATCTAAAACATACATTTCAAGCGGTGTTTGTAATGATTCGTTGCGGTCTTTACGCCACAAAACAGTAAACGCTTCGCCTGACAATTCGTACCACATACACCATTGATACCAAAATTCGTACTGGCTTTGGAAGTTATTAGGGTTAGTTAGCAAGCCTAATACTGATTTAGCCTTTGTTTTATCTCTTGCCCCTACTGATTCACTATAAATAGCATCTTCTAGCGTGCCATCTTCTTTTTTAAGCATTATTTTTATAGGTAATTGCGCTAATGCCCGTGCTTTAGCCCCTACGCAAGCCATAATTGTAGAATTCCGTGACAAAACGGACATATCTACAAGTCTGCCAGCTTGGGTAGAACTTGACGTTGTTACATATAATAATTGTGAAGCGGACGAATATTGCGATGCGCCAGCGTTGCGGAGTATGTTATTACCCAACGCGGTTTGACCAAAAAGAGTATTGCTTTCGTCTAAATGCTTAGTTTTTTCTAGCAGATTGCTATACTTTTCTTTGTCGAAAATAGGGAACTTGTCCATGCTTTTTCCTTAAAAACTACGGAATCCGTAACTATCTGAAACGAATGGGTGGTCTAGGGAACAATGCATGGCGATGATTAGCGCAATAATGCCATCTACTTTGGCGGCTTTATCGGCTTCGTTCTTACGCACTTTGATATTCCCGTTTACATCCTCATACACTTCGCAGTTACCTAACTGCCAACCCAAGAACGGGTTGCCATCATGTCTTATGATTTGTGACATTATCAGTTTTTCCAAATGTTTGGAAGGGTTAGATAAAACTGCCATCCCTTGCCCTACTTTTTTAACTGGCATGCCAACATCGTGTAAACGGGCAATTAAACTAGCCGCGTTGTAGGCATCATATCCCACCTCTTTTATATTGTAAAGTGTAGCTTGATTTTTAATGTATTCAGAAATCTCGCGGTCGTCCATTACGTTCCCTTCTGTAATGTGCAAAATTCCTGACTTAACGGCTTGGTCAAATATCCCGCGATAATGCGTTGGAATTAAATCCAATCCTTCTTGCGGCAGAAAGAATTTAAAGTCTGCATGATAATCAACATCGCTATACCTTTTAAGCGTACATACTGCGTTTAAATCTCGCGTTGCGGCTAAATCGAACCCAATAAATACTGCTTCAGGTTCAGGTTTTGCTTCGCCAACAGATTTGTCCCAGTAATCTCGGTCAATCCATGCGCTATTAGCTGACACCCATACGTTAAGTGTCTTACATAAAAACTCGTTAAGTGACGCTGGCTTTAATCTAGCTTGTGCGCATCGTTCTTCAATAGCTTCTTGATAAACAGAAATGCCATGCATAGGGTTGGCTTTTGCCCAAGTAGAAGGGTCACGCCAATCGTCTTGCGGGTCTAACCCATAAAGTAAGCCAAACCAATGCGGGTTATCTTCTGCATCGCCGCGCAACATAGCTTCCATAGTCATTAAGTCTTCATAGAACTTAGTTTCCTTTGTAAAGCTGGCAGTTGTAATATAAATGCGTAAAGGGTTTTTACGGGCTACCATCCCTGAATGTAGCACCTCGATAGAATTCCTGTCTACAATTTGTGCGGCTTCATCGATAATCGCGCAAGACGGGTTTTTACCATCGCCTGATTTTTTGTTGTCACGCGAGAGTGCCTTAAACATAGATTGACTATCGCCTTTTTTGGCAAGGTTGTATTTGTTTCGGACGTACCAGTTTTTAGCTGACGGTTGCATAGAATCAACCATACCGCGTGCGGCATCAAACACAATAGAGGCTTGTTCGTGATTCGTTGCTAGTGCAAAAACTTCTGCCCCCGATTCGCCATAATTTAACTCGTACAAAGAAATGCCAGCAATTAAGGTTGATTTACCTGCTTTACGGGGAATGAAAACAATAACGTCTGTTGTCATTCTTTTCTTCCAATCTTTTTTGTGCCTAAATCCATAGATAGCACATAAAAGCATTATCTGAAAAGGCTCTAGTGTAAGCGGCTTTCCAGCGTCAGGCCCTTTAGTGTGTTTAAGCAACGTAAAGAAATGAATAACGTGCCGCACGTATTGGGTAGCAAACTCATACTCCCAATGTTTGTTTTCTAAATAATCTAAAAACCGTTGGCAGGCTAATTTAATGTTGTTGCATACCTCGATGTTTCCTTTGGTTACATCGACTGCATACTGTATTCCATCTTCATATTTCATCGGTAGTTATCAGGCCCCGCCATTAATGCCCCGATTCCATCGTCATCAGCACTAGCCGTTGCGCCTTGCAATCTACTGCGCGGCGTTAAGCCTAATTCATTCATAAGGGATATGATTCTAACCAACGCCCTGTCGCGCAACCCTATATAGGGATTTGCCCCTACCGTCTTGCCGTTGTTATATTCAACAATCGGCGCGTTACGTTGCGCCATGATAACTTTCTGACATTCGACATAAGTTGTAATTTGATTAGCTAACATACCAAGTACGTGTGAATCTTGGTCGCTTCCAATTCCATATACGTTGTAAAGGTACTCGGCTGTTTCACGAATAAACCTTGTTTCACTCCAAGAGTTTGGGTCGTCTAGCCAATACGGTTTTGGAATACGCATCTTAACTTTTTCGGGAAGCGTAACGCCTTGATTCATTCCCTTAGTGCCATGAACTAAATGCAATTCAGGCGGGAGTTTGTTTTTAGCCATTTTTAATCCTTTTTGTTAGAACAACCATTTTGATACCCCCCCCCTTACAAACTCCATTTGTACGAGTTTGGGTCGGCGGTTGCTCGG